ATTGCAGGCAAAATGCAATTGGAATATATCAAAGTGAGAGAGAGTGAAAATGATGAACATGTAGTATTTACTTGTTGGCACAAAGATAGTGTTCACAAATACACAGTAACCAAAGATGAAAACACTGGTGATTACCATAGTATTAGTGCATATGAAGAACATGACAACCCATTGGGTTACATTCCTTTTGTGTTTCATGCTCCACTAAAGTCACCAACAAAAGGTGTTGGCTACAGTTTGATTGCAGACGTGGCTAACCAACAAAAGTTTATCTACAACCTACTTAGTGAGGCTGAACAGGCTATTAGAATAAGTGGACACCCTACATTAGTTAAGCCTACAAGCACAGATGCTGTAGCAGGTGCAGGTTCAATACTTAACTTAGATGAAAGTGTTGACGCTGGATTAAAACCATATTTGCTACAACCAACACTAAGCACAGCAGATTCAATACTTAAAACAATTGAAAATTCAGTAGAAGCAATACAACGTATGACACATACGTCAAGCATACAAGCTACAAATGGCACTCCAATGTCAGGTGTAGCAATACAAACAGAACGTCAGTTATTAAACGCTAAACTGGCAGACATTGCAGATACATTGCGTGAAACAGAACTACAAATGTGGAACATATGGATGGATTGGCAAGATATGAACTATCCAGAAACATTCACTATTGATTATCCAGATACATTTGATATGCGTGATGAACATTTAGAACTTAACTTGCTTATGCAAGCACGTAGTTCAGGTGTAAACAACAAGATGTTCCAAGATGAGATCAGCAAACAAGTTGTTGCACTAGTAGTAGATGATGATCAAATACAATCAAAGATATTAGCAGACATGGAAACTTCAGACTTTGAAGTCCATGAAATGACAGATCCTATTTCAGGATTGCCAGTAGTTGTTACAGATGAAGCACAACATTTGGCATTAGAAGAAATGGGCTTTAAACATGAAGGTGAATAAATTTGGCTTTCAATGTTAAAAAACATGATAAGGTCTTACAACGCACACTTGATTCAATAGATGCAGACACTTTTGATAGTGTAAAGAGTTTAGAGAATGAAGTAGCGGAACTGGTAGCCCAAGGTCTACCAGTTGACTTGGTAAGACCACAGATCATTGCAGCGTTTAATAGGAACAGTCAGACTGTGAGATCTGTGGCACAACCTCTTAGTGACATTAGCAATGACTGGATAGCACAAAGCAAGTATCCAGGCACTATAGAAGATAACACTACAGCTAATACATTAATTCAAACCAGCAGTGATAGTTTAAGTAAAACATTTCAAAGTGCTGATGAAGATGTAGTAAGCACAGTAGTATTAGCCACTGTAGCAGGATTGGCCATAACACAGATTGTAGAAAGTGCAAGAGCAAGAATTAGCGGAATACAAATGGAAACTAATGATCCAAGTATACGCAGTATGCAACGTAAACTACGTAAGATGCAACTAACACCAGGAACACCATCAGAGGATCTTAGTAAGTTAGCTGCACAAATAAAAAGTAAATTACCTAAAACAGTAAACACATCAGCCAGTTTGGCTGTATTGATGTCTACTGTAGTAGATAAAGTTGTAGGAAGTTTTGATGGTGCATTTGCAAAAGCAAGAGCCACACGTTTGGGAATTGAAAAGTTCACATACAGTGGTAGCATTATTGAAAGTAGCAGACCGTTTTGTATGGAAATGTTAGGTGAAGAACTCACTATAGATGAAATACAAAGCATTTGGAGTAGCAGAAGTTGGGCTGGAAAAGAGCCAGGTGATGCTTTTGTAGTCCGTGGTGGATACAATTGCAGACACTATTGGATGCCCAATGAATGAAATCCAAAAGGATAAATAAACATATAAAGTAAGTGTGGTGTAATATTACACCCTAACCCTAACTTAACAAAGGAATATTGACATGACAATTGAAACTCATGGTGCAGAAATGCAAACTGAAACTGTAGACACTGGGGATACAGCAACAGGCCAAAATACAGAATCCCAGGTTGAAACTAAGACGTTCACTCAAGAAGAGGTAAATGAACTGATTGGTAAAAGGATTGCCCAAGTTAACAAGAAGTTTGAAAATGTTGACTTAGAGGAATACAACGCACTCAAGAGCTTGAAAGAGCAAGTTGAGGAAGAGAAACTGATCAATAAGGAAGACTTTAACGGTGTTCTTAAAAAGCAAAAGGAAAAGTCAGAAGGAGAAATCCATAGACTACGTTCTGAGCTTGAAACTATTAAGATTGATGGTGCATTAATTGATGCGGCATCTAAAGCCAAAAGTGTTGCTCCTGATCACGTAGCTCAACTACTGAGAGGACAGATTAAACTAGGAGAAGACGGTAACGTAATGGTTACTGACAAAGAAGGTAAACAACGTTATACGGATAATGCAGATCCTATGACAGTTCACAACCTAGTTGAAGAGTTCTTATCTGGAAACACGTATTTCAAAAGTGCCGGCCCAAGTGGTGCAGGTTCTACGGGTAATACAAATAACGCTGATCCACAGAGTTTGGATCTAGCACAACTTGATTTAAACAAGCCAGAGCATAGAGAAATATACAAAAAACTCAAAGCACAAGGCAAAGTTTAATTTTATAATATAAAGGATAAAATATTATGGCAACAACTAACCAATATGGATCAGGATTCTCTTTACCAGAGTTAATGGTCCCAACACAAGCAGCAACAATCTTTGCTGCACAAGAAAACTCACTATACCTTCCTGGTGTATTGATTCCAACTGTAGACGTTCCAGCAGGTTCAGACTCAGTTAAAGTAGCAAAACTAGATGCAGTAGCAGCTCAATCAATTACTACTGAAGCAGATCCAGGCGTAGACTTAACTGTTCTTAAGCCAGGTGCAGCAGCAGTTAACCTTGATTTAGAACTAATTGCAGCAAGAACTACATTACGTGACATTGGCGGTATTAACGCAAATGACATGGGTAGAGTTATGGGTAACGCAATTGCAGCAAAAGTAGATACTATGGTATCAACAGCAATGGCTGGCTTAACAGTTGATGAATTTGATTTAGCAACTATCTTAGATCAATTCTACCGTTCAGTTGGTATGATCAGAGAAGCTGGTGACAACGGACCACTAACATGTGTAGTTTCAGCAGCAGCATATCACCAGTTTATGGGTGCAGTAGCCGGATCAGCATTTGCAGGTTCAGAAACACAAAACGCAGCAATGAAATCAGGCTTTATTGGCACAATTGCAGGTGTTCCATGTTATACAAGTTCATACTTGAATGACACAAACACTTCACTAACAAACACTAAGTTTGCAGTATTCTCAAATGATGCAATGAGACTTGCAACACAAGGTGGTGTTAGACTTGAAGCTGAGAGACGTGCAGCAGCAGTTGGACAAGATATTGTAGCCTCAACAGCATTCCAAGTGGGCGTTATTGACGCAACACGTGGTGTTATTGTTCAGGACGCAGCATAATACAACTCAAAGCATAATACTAGGGGCTTAGGTCCCTAGTTATTCAACAGGAGAAGAAAATGGCATTTGCAACAAATACAAATTTAGAAGAATACGCTCCGGAAGTTTTCCAACAAGGAGTTGATGATTGGACAGAAGAACTGGCCAAGGCTGAAACTGATGTTATCAACATGATTCAATTTAAATGGTGGAACAAGTTCTATAGCAGGACTGAGTTTGTTAGTAGCAAATTAGTTGAGGCACAGTGGACTAAGACTACTGTATATCAAGCAATGTATGCCTATATACTACCAAGACTTTCAACGTTTAGACCAGAAGGTGATCCATTCAGAGAACAAATAGAGTTTTACAAAGAACGCTATAATGATGAATGGGAATTACAGTTTGGTGTTGGAATTAAATATGATTTTGATGATGATGGAACTATTGATGTTAACAAAGATATAGTTACAGCAAGTCAAACTAGGTTGTATAGATAATGGCACGCCGTGAAGATATATTAGTAGAGATTACTAAGTTACTGAAAGCACAACGTAGTGTAAAACTTGGCAAAGTTGAACGTGATCCTATTGTGATTGAAGAACTTGCCAAGACAGCATTTCCAGCCGTATATGTTGAAACCACAGATGAAGACATTGATGATATTACTATGACAATGGGTTCAACTGGGTTGATGCGTGAAGGTGTATTGGAAGTTGCTGTTGTTTTAGTTATTGGTGGAAGAGAAAGAGATACACAGCGGAACATTGCTGTGGAGGCTATTGAAAATACACTAATGGCAGACAGAACTTTGACTAACACTGTTGAAGATATTAGGCTCACAAGAGTTGAGACTGTAGAGACTGGGGAAAGTGCACCTTTTGCCAGTTGTAGAATGATATTCACTGTAGAATATTGTTACCAATTAAATAATACATAATCAGGAGAAAATGATATGGCATGTTACGCAGGAAAAGACGGTGCTCTCTCAGTAGGAGGCACAAACATAGCTATGTTGACAGCATGGAATGTATCACAAAACGCAGAAACGCTAGAGTGTGCATACATGGGGTCAGTATGGAAAGAAAATAAAGCAGGATTGTTAGCTTGGGAAGGTTCAGCAGACGCTAACTTCACAGATGACGCAACATCAGGCGCAGCCAATGCGTTCACAGTTGGGTCTGAAGTAGCACTAGTATTTTACCCAGTAAGTGGTGGAACACTAAGCTTCACAGGCAACGCAATTGTAACTTCAATTGACAATGATGCATCACTAGGTGACGTTCAAACAGTAAGCCTTAGCTTTACTGGAACAGGCGCTCTAGCAACAGACATCACTGTTTAAGTTGTAAACTATTAAGCTGTGGGTAGAAATGCCCACAGTTTTCTTAGGTTTAATTGCAGACCTAGACAGTAACCCTAAATTATTAGGCTGTTGAATATGCAAAAACTAAAAGACAAGGAAACTATATTATGAGCAAAGAAAATAAACCAAGCATTCTAAAGAACGCAACAAGCCACTTTAGAAGTGCTATGACACAAGAATTAAAAGAGATCCATGTTCCAGAATGGGATTGCACAATCTACTTCAAAACGGCAACTACATTTGCAACAGAGAAAAAGATCTTAGACCTACATTCTAAAGGTGAGATGGTAGAAGCATTAGTTGAAACACTATTAGCTAAAGCACTACACAAAGATGGATCAAACGCATTTTCACCAGCAGATAAAATTGTAATGATGCGTGAAGTAGACCCAGAAGTTATTATCCGTGTTGTAAGTGAAATGCAAGCAGCAAAGGAACAGGCTAAAGCAGACCTGGGAAACTAAAACAAGATCTAGAGCTACTGTTTATCTTTAGGATAGCAGAAGAACTAGGTCACAGCGTTGAATGGATTATGAATAATATGAGTTATTTGGAACTTGAAGGATGGGCTAAATATTATGAATATAAGAATGAACAATCCAAAAAGAATCAACCTAAAAGATAAGGATCAACAGCATGAAAGCAGCAGGCGTAGGTAAAAATATAAAAAAGCAAGTGCAAGCTGACTTTAAGCAGTATGTTGTTGATCTCACACGTAATTTACGTAGCACAACTCCCGTTGACACAGGTGCTGCCCGTAGGACTTGGAGACAAACAGGTGAACCATTAGACATTGGCCGTGGAACTCCAACCCGTAAAAAGATTATTGATAACCGTGTTGGTTATGCTTCAATACTAGATGGATCAGAAGGCAGACCTACCAGTAGGCAAGCTCCACGTGGCATTGTTGAACCAGCACTTAGAAAAACAAGGCAGAGATAAAGGACAGCACTATGAGTGGAACTAGTAGATATGATATTGATATTGTTGCTAATAACAAAGCATCAAGAGCCTTAGGGAAAGTAACAAAACAATTAGGCAACATTGAAAGCAAGGCAGTAAAAGCCAACAGCACTTTCAGAAAAATGGGAACAGCAGCGGCGGCGGCCGCAACAGCACTTGGTGGAATGAAACTTGCCACAGGCTTTCTTAATACAGCAAAACAATTTGAAGAATTAGGCATTCAGTTAAAATACATAACTGGTAACGCCAAAGATGGTGCTAAAGCATTAGACATAGTTGAAACAGCGGCAGGTAATGCAGCATTCAGTATGGAAGAAATGGCAGCGGCTGCACCAAGTTTATTAACAGTAAGTAGCGTAGATCAATTAGCAGATACATTAAGTATGGCTGGTGATATTGCTGCGGCTACTGGAATGACATTCCAAGAATCAGCCAGTCAGTTACAACGTGCATTTGGTGGTGGTATAGCTGCCGCAGACATCTTCCGTGAAAAAGGTGTTAAGAGTATGTTAGGCTTCCAAGAAGGAGTCAAGTATACAGCTGCACAAACAGAAATGATGATACGTAAGGCATTTGAAAACGGAACTACAAGTGTTAAAGGTGCAAGTGCTGAAATGGCTAAAACTTGGACTGGTCAAGTAAGTATGATGGGTGACAAGTGGATGCAATTCAAAAAGACCACTATGGAAAGTGGCTTGTTCCCAGAACTCAAAAAACAATTAGGTGATCTAGACAAGTTTATGACTGACAATGCTGAAGCTATAAATGATATGGCAGTTGCACTTGGTGAGAACCTAGCAAGAGGCATTATAGCATTAGGTGATGGTGTTAAGTTTATTGCAGAACATTCAGATAAGTTTAAAACTGCAGCCAAAATAATCATAGGACTAAAACTAGCAAGTTGGGCATTAAAGGCCGCTAGTGCATTTAGAATAATGGCCACTGGTATAATGACAGTTATGGCAATGAGTGGTCCAGCAGGTTGGGCAGCACTAGCAGGTGGTATTGCGGCATTAACAGTAGGAACACTAGCATTAAACAAAGCGTTTGGTGAAACAGCACCATCAATGGATGCAGATACATTAGCAAAAGAAATTGCTAAAATTGAAGAGAAACTCACAAGTCTTAAAGATAAAAATAAA